AAAAGCGGATGCTGATGCAAAAGCTATCCAAGAAAAACAAGAAGCAGCAGAAGCAAAAGCAAAACAAGATGCAAAAGCTATCCAAGAAAAACAAGAAGCAGCAGAAGCAAAAGCAAAACAAGATGCACTTAAAGCTGCAACAGCAAAAGCAAAAACACAAGCTGAAACAGACTTTTTTAGTAGTGCATTAACTGATTTTACAGGAGTTGTTGACAGAATAAAAGGTATGTTTAATACCTCGCGAACAAGTTACATGAAATTAGATGATAAAAAAGAATATGTTCAGTCTTCTTCTCCACAAGTGTCACAAATAACTATTGTAAGAAAAAAAATAAATGATGGTATAACCAACTTATCCGGTATAAAACAAGAAGCTGAGAATATATTAGATATGACAACATCATATTCTGCATCTCCTTCAACTTTTAATCAAAGTATTAAAGATGGTATATCTTCAAAATTAACAGAACTAGTTAATACAGCAAATGAAACTAAACGACAAGTAGATGCTAATATCATAATACTACAACAACTACTTGATTCAGTTGAAGCAGAAAAAACTGCTGTTGAAGAAGCAAAAACTACACAACAAACAGCAGAAGTGGAAGCAGACAAAGTTTTGAATGATGGAAAAATATATGAGTGTGAACGTTATATTGGTGGTGCGCCTAGCATTAGCACTCCTGGTATGATTTTACTTTCAATGCAATGGGTAGTATTTTTTAAAGGAAATTACTTTGGTATCGAAGGTATAATTAACTTTAAAAAAGCTTGCAAACCTTTCCTTAAACAAGCGATAATTGATAATAAAACTAGAATAGTTTCAAGTTCTCATGCTATAGCCATAAAAATAGATTGTGGACCACCAAGACCTTCATTACAAGTAACAGAAGGTCAACCATATAATATTACAATAACATCTTCAGATACAAAAGGAGAATTTAAATTTAAAGTAGATCAAAGTAAACTTGACGGAATTCGTAGAACATTCTGTAATTCAGAGGCATTGACTGAAGCAGGAAGAAAAGAGGCAGATAGAAAAAAAGAAAAAGAAAAACAAGCTGAATTAGTGCAAACTGACAAACAAAAAGAAGAAAGTAAGAAAAAATATAAAGAAGACGCAAAACAAATATTTTCAATCGCTGAAGAATCTTCTGCAGCGTCACAAAAAAAACAGGAAGAATACCAAAAAGCGTTAAAAGAACTTCAAGAAAATATAAAAACTAGAAACCTAACAGAACAACAACGAAATGATGAGTTTCGAGCAAAACTTAAAGAAATGAAAGCTTCTGAACAAGAAGCAGCCGCTGCTATTACCCAATATTATATCGGTAGAAAAGAAGAAGAAGAAAAAAAACAGAGAAAAAAAGAGGATAAAATAAAAGCATTAGGATGGGAAATTAGAAGAGGTGTTGATGGAAATATTATTTATTATCGAAATCCAATAAATGAAAGGCTTATACGTGATGAACCTGAGGTATCGGCACAAGAAGCAGCTGATGCTTTCAAAGAGTTACAAGGTAAGAACACGTCAGCATCTGCATCCGCATCTGCGCAAGATCTTCCAAAGGGCTGGCAGAAGTATACCGACCCTAGTTCAGGAAAGAAATACTATCATAATGCGACGATGGGTATAACTCAGTGGGAACGCCCTGGTGATGTTAGTTTAATACCTCCAAAGGCTGCTGCTGTAGGAAAAAAGATACAAGAAAATCCTTGGTTTGTAAATCCGAACTATGGAGAAAAAACTGGTGAGAATACAGATATGAAGTTTTTTAACTATAATACTAAGAACTATACAAATGAATTACCACCTGGAATTGAAGCTAGAACAAACGTAATAGAAGTTACAAGTGGTGGTAGAAATAAAAACAATAATAAAAATAAACAAAGGCAATCTAATAATAAAAAAAAACAAAATAATATAAATAATAAGAACAATAAGGTTACTATGAAGAGGAAAAGGAATAGAAAGGGAGCTCCTACTAAAAAGACTCGAAGAAATAGAAAGAATAAGAACAAAAATAATTAATTATGTTATATTAAGCGTTTAATATTTAGAATGCAATGTTAAGTATTATACTATAAAAGAAAATTGAAGACTATATCATACATTATATTATGATATAGTATAAAGACAAACACAAAGCCAACATGAACAATACCCGTGCCAACACACCCCCCAATAACAATAACATCTCATCAAGTGTAACATTGCGACTCGTGATGTCGTGCGACATTTTCTGGAAATACGAGATGGATATTGCAATTGACAGACGCGTATTCGACCCCAAGTTTACGAATCGTGATCAAGATGAATCGGAAGCATTCGACATCCTGTCGCGCCACCTATGCGCCGAAATGAAGAAACATATTCACGCGGATTTGACCCAGAATGCCGAACACGGGTTAATCCGAAAACTGGAAGAAGTATTCCCGAAGTTTCATATTCATGGCTTGACGGCGCATGAAATACTTTACCCCTTTGACCCACGCAATTCAGCCCACTCCCGCGGCGACGGCAAAATATTCATATGCACGCATTGTTGATGGCTGATTACGACATATTGCCATGCTTACGATATTTACGAGATTTACGAGAGTTACGGAACTTACGCGACTTACAGACCTTTCGTCTACGTATTGTATTCCTTTTATTTTTATTCTTGCGTTTATTCATCCCATATTTTTTGCGACTACGCCTACGATTTGCCCGACCTCCTCCACCTCGTTCAGGGGATTCACTACGAGTTCTACCAGGACTTTTCGTAGGGTCATGGCCGCTTGGTAATAGTCCATAAAAATTTCTGCATGCTTGGACAACAATAAAATCGATTTCTGGCTTAATCGTTCCCTTTTCAATTGCGATACCTATCGCATCAGAAAGTTTTATCATATGATGTTTACCATCGAGAACAGCATATTTATCACGATTTTCAACTTTATATCTATATTTAGAGCCTTGCAGTGCGTCTCTTAAAGCGTCTTTAATCGTTTTAAGTTTTAAATATTTTTTTTCATATTTTTTTGTAAGTTTAACTATATCCATATTTTCTGCAGTTCTTACATATGGTTGTGATAACATTGACATTTGTGAACGTAAGTCGTCCAACTCACGTTCGGCTTTGCTTATTGCAATGTTAAAAGCTCTATCTATTTCTTTTCTACCACTTGGTGGATATGACAGCACTCTTTCATCAAGTTGCCTAAATCCAAATTTATCATGAACATCTTCTTCATCGCCTGTAAGTGGGTCAATGCATAAAACTGCTTCATCCAAAGGAGAACCTGAACCCATTATATACATATCTGCCATTCTTCGACCCTTATGATGACACCTAAATTTACAATGTTCTTTTACGATTACGCCATCTTCATCGCGAGTAGCACATAATGAACTATAAATTGCGCTTCGAAGAGTGCCTTTTTTGGATAAAACCGCGGGGTTTTCAGTTATTGTCGTTAAAAGTCTTTTAATAAAATACCTATATGGTTCATCATAAAAAGAGCATGTTTGTGCATTATATAAATATTTCCCAAATCCATGTGAAAACTTTACAGACGTGAATGTGTCAACAAGCACATTATCTATCATTGCAGGGTTTCCATTCTCATCAGGAAATGTAACACCATGACAATTTATTACAAAAATACGCGGACCTCTTTCTGAGTTTTGTTGTGTTCCCGATATTGGTGAACGTGACCGCGACCGCGACCTTGGTCTTTCTTTTGGTCTTTTGGGTGATAAAGAACGTTCTTCGGCTACTACACCGAATGTTGGCGATGGTGCTCTCGCTTGTTGCGGAGATATGGAACCCTCATGGCTCCACATCTTTAATGGGTCTCCCCAGTCAGATGTCCCCCATCTTGATGGTGATGATGATGACGATGGCCATCCTGATGCTACTGGTGAGTCCCATCCATGCAATGACCCTTGAGACATTTCTTGAGACACTATATAATAATATTACTAATATATCTACAATATATATATATAAAATTGAAAATATTAAATATAAAGTATTGTATTATATTATAGTTACTTCAAAAACTCACGAAACCATGAACTCTAAATACAACCCAAATACAAGCAGGCCAGTAGTATTTCATCCACCCACATACCAAACAAATCCTTATATTCCAATGATAAACGTCCCAACAACTTCAAAGCTTCCTTCTCCAGGCGAAATTGTGACATCCGTTGAGTTATTGACCAAACATGTATCCGACTTATCGCGCAAGATTGACCGCATTGAGTCGCGTGTGAATGATTGGGTAAATCTCCAGCTGGCTGAACGCATGTGTATTGCCGAGCGAGGTATTAGCGCCATCAAAACATGTCACAACGACCATGATGAAAAAATCGCACGTATATCGCAGCACTATCTCACTGAAAAGGATGGCGATGACTTATATGAGCGTATTCAGGATTTAGTCGACCAAAACGACGACGCCAATAAATGTCTCGACCGATTTTCAGATATTTTGACCACCCATGCGCGCAAGTTGCGTCATGCCAAGCATAGGTCGCGCAATCTTGCCAAAAAGTATGCCGAGATTGGCATCCTACGCCGCCGCGTATCTAAAGTGGAAGAAAATAACACCGAAAATGCCCAATGTTTTGAAACAACAACTACAGAACTTAGAGGTATCGTGGATGAAATGGCGGTGCAGTTGGGTGAATATAAGGACAGGTGTGAATATTTGGAGTCTATGGGTGCGTCTGCATATAACTATAACTATAACTATAACTATAACTCTAGTATCGAAGATTTATATCGTGACTTGCCATCATTGGAGCCGATAATGTGTGATGAAAATAGTGGACTATGTGATGGGACGGATTTGGATGTATATTTTTCGAACTACTGGGATAATACTACCAAAACAGAAGAAAAACCGGAAGAAAACCAAAAAGAAGCCAAAACCGGTGAAATTGATGAAATAGTAGTAAATGATAATAGTATTATGAATCATATAATAATAAATGTCGAAGAAGAACTTGCGAAATATGGCGATGTTAGTAACGACGACGATGAAGACGATGAATTTGAAAAATTGTAACCGAACTACTCAAATAAAGTCAAATAAAAATATATTATTTCAATAGTATGCAAAACTATATTGAAATGATATGCATTCTAATTTTTTTCGAGGTAGTCGATAGCACTAACAAGGATTTTTTCCTGGTCGGATAGTTTTTGAAAAATCAAGCAATTGTCAAATTTTAGTGCGACGTTTCTTCTGCCTCCTCTACCACCTCTATTTAATCCGGCACATATAAGAAATACCCCTTTTTCATTCACTAAAATATTTACAAGCACTGCGCCGTTTACTAGTTTAATATCTGTCGTGTCTTTGTCCAGTCGTATCCAGCGTATAAATCGTCCAACTTGCAGTTCATTGAGTTCGTCTACGTATTTGTAGTCTTTCAGGACTTTATGGTATTCTTTCAATTCGCCACCCGAAAGTTGCAGTTTCTGCAGAATATCGTTCTTCGTTTTTTTCATAACTGCGGATGATAACCCGGCGACATTTGTATTGTTTTCATTCTCAAGTGCCTGAATAAGGTCGTTTACATCGAGGCTCATCGTGCACAATTCCAACTATACTATAACCAACTATATATACTATACCTATAACTTTAAATTCTATTGTGGAATATTGAATAATGGTTTTTTCGGAGGTCCGCCGAACAAAATTCAAAACATCCCCGGAAACTGGCCAACCAAGAATTGCGCAAAATGGCTTCCCAACTTCTGCGACCATCTTTTGCGCGATCCGTCTGCGGGAAACTATTCTGCTCCATCTCACCGAAAATATGTCCGAAGTATTATTCAAAACATCCCCGGAAACTGGCGAACCAAGAATTGCGCAAAATGGCTTCCCAACTTCTGCGACCATCTTTTGTATTTTTTTGCGTGTTTATAAAACCACAGCATAATGCTCTCATTCTATTAAAACAAAAAATCCCCCACCAAAGCATAAAGGTAAGGTTCGCGGAAATGGCGCAAGCGGACGCTGAAGAAGTGATGATGTAATGTTTTTTCAAATCTATTTTCGATTTTTCAAAAAAGGACATTTATAAATGTCCATTTTTCATTTTTCAGTTTTAGATTTGAAAAAAATGTTGAAAATCTCACTCAGACCATAATGCTCTCATTTGGTTTTTTAAGTTGAAAATTTTGTTACGATAATTTTTTTAACATCTTATAAATATTATATGAAAAAGGTTTAGGCGTTTTTTTGTTAGCATATATATATGAAAACGATGGATATTGCTAATCAAAAATCCGCCAAAAAAACGCCACAATTTGTATGCAAAAGTTGTGACTTTAAATGCTCTAAGCAAAGTGACTATGATAGACACATTGAGACCATGAAGCATAAAATGCTAATAAATGCTAACAAAAAAACGCCAGATAAAGAAGAACAAGTTTTTATCTGCATATGTGGTAATAAATATAACCATCGTTCAAGTTTCTCAAGGCATAAGCGAACGTGCAATGCAGTCAAAACACATGAGGCAATTTCTATAACCAATGAAGACGATTCTAAAACCACCAATGATGTAGTGTTAGAAACTGAAATTAAAGATAAAAAAGACTCCGCGACTGAAAAAGAGTTGAAGGATTTAGTTAAGGACTTAATCAAACAGAATAGTGAACTTATGAAGACAATAACTGATATAATACCGAAAATCGGTAATATAACTAATACTACAAATAATACTATGCATAACAATTTTAATTTGAACGTATTTTTGAACGAGCATTGCAAAGATGCTTTAAATATATCTGATTTTATAGATTCCCTAAAAATAACATTAGAGGATTTACTATTTTCAAAGACAAATGGTATATCACGTGGTATAACCGATGTTTTAATAAAAGGGCTCAAAGAATTGGATATTCATAAACGACCTATTCATTGCACAGATATAAAGCGTGACATCATGTATATAAAAGATGAAGACAAATGGCAAAAAGATGAAAATCACGCGATGATAAAAAATACGATAGTAAAAATTGCAGATAAGGAGCGAACCGCATTGCAACAATGGGCGATAGATAATCCAGACTGGATAGAAACAGAAAGGAAACAAATAGAATACTTGACAATGATGCGCTCGGTTTGTGAACCTATTGAAAACTATAACAACTATGAACGAAAAATAATAAAAAATATAGGTAAAGAAATAATAATAGATAAAAATAGTTAGTCCATGCATCGGTGCATCCGCATGCGAATATAAAATCCAGAGCATAATGCTGTTGTTCCACTATAACAAAAAATCCCCCACCAAAGCATAAAGGTAAGGTTCGCGGAAATGGCGCAAGCGGACGCCGAAGAAGTGATGATGTAATGTTTTTTCAAATCTATTTTCGATTTTTCAAAAAAGGACATTTATAAATGTCCTTTTTCAGATTTTCATTTCTAGATTTGAAAAAAAGTTAAAAAACTCACTCAGACCATAATGCTCTCATTTGGTTTTTTAAGTTGAAAATTTTGTTACGATAACTTTTTGGATATTTTATAATTATATATCTTAAAAGTATTTAGAAGTTTTTTTGTATACTCTTAATATATAATAAGATTATTTTAAGATTATTTTAAGATTATTTTCAGCCAAGTTTTAAGATTATGCCAAAGAAGGATATTGACTACTCTAATACCATTATTTATAAAATAACTTGTAAATCCCCTGACGTTAATGAGGTGTATGTGGGGCAAACAACAAACTTTGTTCAAAGAAAATATGCTCATAAGCAAGCATGTACAAATACTAAAACTGCTAACCATAACTGCAAGCTATACCAAGTGATAAGAAAACATAATGGTTGGAATAACTGGAACATGGAGATAGTTAATTTTTTTAATTGTAAAGACAGCTATGAAGCAAGGCAAAAGGAACAAGAATATTTTGTATTACTTAAAGCTACGCTTAATAGTATTGAACCATTATCAAAACCAAAACCAAATAATGTTACCATAAATGTAAAGGAGTGTAAAGAAAAAAAAACATATCATTGCGAACATTGTAATACGACATGTTCTAGTGAAGACACGTTTAACAAGCATAATGATACGAGAAAACATAAAGAAATAGTCTCAGGAAAAAGAGCACCTCCTAGTGAAGCAGTTCTTATGAAAAAACCACCCGGTTTTTACTGCGAAGCTTGTAACTTTAAGTGTTATAAAGAATATAATTATAATGTGCACGTTGCAACCCCCAAACACAAAAAGTTTACAAAAGTTTACGAAAGTATACAAGCAAACGCCGTGACTGGAAATGCTCTCACATGTGTGTGCATGAAAACATACACAACCCGTATGGGACTTTGGAAACACAAAAAAAAATGCCAATTATTAAAGGAACCATCTGGAGACTCATTATCGTCTGATTTAAAAGATATGACAACAAAAGACAAAGACGATATAATTATAAAATTATTAAAAGACAATGAGGAGATTCGCCAAATCTTGAAAGAAGTGATACCCAAAATGGGTAACAATACTATTATAAACAACAACAACAACAACAACAACACAACAAACAATAATACGTTGAATAATTTCAATTTGAACTTCTTTTTGAACGAGCAGTGCAAAGATGCACTCAATATATCGGAATTCGTGGAATCGCTTAAGATAACATTTGAGGATTTGTTGTATTCGAAGAAGAATGGGTTGGTGCAAGGGATTAGCAATGTGATGATAAGGGGATTGAAGGAGTTGGATATATATAAGCGTCCGATCCATTGCACGGATAAGAAACGCGAGACGATGTATATTAAAGACAAGGAGAAGTGGGAGAAGGACGATACACACGAGATAATGAAAAATACAATAGAAATGATCGCAGATAAGGAGCGAAATGCACTGCAAATATGGACGGATGATAATCCGGATTGGATTGAGACAGAGCAGAAACAAATAGCGTATTTGACAATGTTGCGCAATATTTCAGAACCGATAGAAGATGAGGAGAAAAACGGGCGCAAGATTATTCGTGCAGTAAGTCGTGAAGTTGTTATTGACAAGAAGGAGTAGAACTTGGTGAGGGGATAGTATGGGAGGGCTGTATATGCCGATACTTTAAAAACGAGAGAAACGAGAGAAACGAGAGAAACGAGAGAAACGAGAGAAACGAGAGAAACGAGAGAAATAAATCAAAAATAAGAATCCAACAAATATAAAACAAAATGAAAAATCTGTATATTTATAGTAAAAAAGGTATTATAAATATACTTAGAAGTATGATGATAAAATATGATAATAGTGTATAATATATATATATAAATGGTTTTTGAGACATATACAACGCATGATTATTCATTTCGTTATAATGATGAATATAACATAAGTCGTCCCCCAAAAACACACTATGATATTTCCTATCATCGTATGCAAGAGCAACAACAAGAATCCTCTCTCCAAAATATAAATATGAGTAACATAATTCGCAATAACAAAGGTGAGCCATATTATGAGGTTGCATATAGCCAAATATTACCTAAAACGTCGAGCATGTTGTTGCCGAATACTGACAAAGAAAAGGGGAATAGTGTAATTGACTATTTGAAACAATGGTTTTGTTGTTGGTAGGTTGAATAATATAATGAAAACGATATAAAAACAATGAAACATAATTATGTTAATAACTATGTTTCATTCCACGCCACTTGAAAACATATGGCAGTATGTAATATTTCTACCATGTAGAAAATCCGCTACCACCGAGTGCACCATTAGCTGCCTCTGGTTCACCGCTGCCACCATCACTTGAATACATGCCTTCATTTGTTTTCACGCCAGTATAAGGTGCGTTTTGTGCAGGCATTTGCGTAGGCATTTGCGTAGGCATTTGTGCAGGCATTTGTGCAGGCATATTCATCATAGATGATGCATTATCTGTATTATTTTGTCCATAACCTGAATTTGTTCCTAAAGATGCAGAGGAAATATTATCGTTTATTTTTATTATTTCTTTAGCATCAATAGTGTGTTGAATCTTTTTTAATTCTTTTAACTTTGTAGCAATTGTAATTCCTATTTCGTCTGCTTTTTCATCATTAGCTCCCATTTCTTTTGCTTTATTTTTTGCTTTATTATATGCGATTTCGTAATACAATTGATTCTCTTCGCCATCATACCTTTCGAATTCTGGAATATTTTTTACACCGATCATTTTTAGAATATAATTATCTGCTCCGAAGAACCTTCCAAATCTGTGTAGCAAAATGGATGTTCTTTCTTGATATCCACCACTAGAGAGTAATAAAATTATAATAATAAGAATAGATATATTTGTCAAATTAATGGCGTCGTAGAATTTTCCACTTAATGTTGGTATAAAGTTGACAAATCTGTCAATAATATATATACCAATAATGAATAAAATTATTGGTAAAAGTGTAATAGATATAATATAAAGAGAGCTACTTGTATATGTAGAACTAAAACTAAATTTTTTGATTAAGTAATATAATAGTAAAAATGGAAGTATCGAAAGAGTGCTATATTGAATAAAGTTTAATAAATCTGCTTGTTTAAATTTAGATAGTTTAAAAACATATGAAAAAAATCCTTCATCTGTCATAGAATTAATAGTATCCATTGTTTTATATATTAAATATTCACTATGAAATATATTAAGAAATTAATTATATTAAGAAATTAATTATAATAAGAAACAAATTATAATAATAAATAAATTATATCTAAAATAATGTAAAATAATGTAAGAAAAATAACAAAATATAGTTATGATAATAATTATATTTTAGTTCATATATTTTAGTTCATATATTTTTATAAATATATCGATAAATAGGTGCTACTACTACCACTTAGTGCAACTTAATACACCATTTGCAGCTTCTGGTTCGTAATTGGCAACGCCACCACCGGTAAACATTCCTTCATTGCTTTTCGTATATGGATTATTAGCACTGCTTATACCAGGTGTAGCGGCATTTTGAAGAGGATTTTTAGTATTCGCAAACATATTGTTATAGTCTGGAAGAACTTCTTTTGGTCCTTGGGTTGGGAGTGGAGGCGATGGTGTGTATTGTTGAGAAATACCGGGATTTAATAAGTTACTTGTATTTTGACTAGAATCTGCATTAGAACCTGCTGAAGAGTCTATACCTGTAACCGAATTATAAGTTGATAACTTAATAATTTTTTCAGTATCAGTAGTGCGTTGAATTTTCTTTAATTCTTTAAGTTTCTCTGCGACATTATTTCCATATTGCATTGCTTTTTCATCACTCCCACCCGAAGCCTTTACTATTTCGTATCCCTTTCTATATGCTTTATCAAAAGACCATTGGTCACGTTCAATATCAAAAATAGTAAACTCAGGAGATTTTTTTACACCAATTAAAGATAGCATATGGTTAAAAAATTTATCAAATCTATACAATAAAATAGACATTCTTTCCATATAACCAATGCGAATTAAAATGATAGACATCATGAGAACTATTGATATATTCGTTAAGTTCACAACATTATAGTATACCCCACTTAATGTTGGTATAAAATTAATAATTCTATCAATAAAAAATATACCTATAAGTAATATAATAATAGATAAAAGTGTAGTAGATAAAATATAAAACGTGGTGTTTCTATAAGTAGTTCTTAGACCATATTTTTTCACATAGAATAACAATAATAAAATTGGAATAATACAAAGCAAACTATACTGGATAAAGTTAAGTAATTCTGATTGTTGCAGTTTAGATAGTTTGAAAACATAAGAAAAAAATCCTTGGTTTGTTGTAGTTTTTATATCTTCCATTATATTATATTTATTAAATATTTACTATGAAATATGTTAAGAAATTAATTATATTAAGTAACGAATTATATCTAAAATAGTCTAAAAAGAATGAAATATATTTATATTAGTAATTATGTTTCATTAAGAAGTAAAGTTTATTACCATGCGGTGAATCCTCCACCACTGACACTATTCGCTGGTTCAGGATCATTTGTCGGTTGTCTATCCATAATCATGTCTTCATTCTTTCTAGCGTATGGGTTTGACATGCTTATTCCTGATGTGGAAATATATTGTGTTGGATTTTGAGAAGAAACCGAAGACGATGCTGTCATAGATGTAGAATTTTGTGCTTTCATATCAGGTAACCCACTTGTGCTATTTTCGCTAGAAGCAGATGTTCCTAAAGCCTTAGAAGAATTGCGTTTAGATATTTCTACTATTTGTTTTACGTTGGTAGTTTCTTGTATAGATTTTATTTTTTTTAACTTTTCAACTATTGTATGACCAACCTCATCTGCCTTTTCATTGCTAGCGCCTAGCTCTATAGCTTTATCTTTTGCTTTATAGAACGCTAACTGATAATAGTAGTTATTATTTTCATAGTTAAACATATCAAATTCTGGAGGATTTTTTATACCGACTAAAGATAACATACGATTAAATAAAACGTCAAATCTGGATAATAAAATAGATGTTCTTTCAAAGTATCCAGCATTATGAACTAATAATAAAGTCATAATAAGAGCAATAGATATATTTGTTATGTTAATAACATCATAAAATTTTCCACTCAATGGTGGTATGTAGTTAATTATTCTATCAATAAAATATATTCCAACAATAAATAACATAATTGATGAAAATGTCATCAATAAAATATAAAGAGAACTATCTCTATAGGTTATGGGCAAACTATACTTTTTTATAAAGTAATATAGTAGTATAAATGGAACTATCGAAAGTATACAATATTGAATAAAGTTTAATAAATCTGCTTGTTTAAATTTAGATAATTTGAAAACATAGGAAAAAAATCCTTGATTAGTGATAGGCTTAATTTCATCCATATTATTATATTTATTATATTTATTATATTTATTAAATAATTACTATGAAATATGTTAAGAAATTAATTATAGGTATAGACTTATATATAAAAAGAACTACATATATGTATATATAATAAAATACCACATGCTAAAAGTTTCTTCTAAAATCAATAAAATAAAACGATACAACTGCGACACACCTGAACAACACGATGAGTATCAGTATTTAAATCTTTTGAATGATATTTTGGAGAATGGTATAATGGAGAAAGGAAGAAATGGGAACACGCTATCCGTTTTTGGTTCAGCGATGCATTTTAGTCTAGAAAATGGTAAAATTCCCATTCTTACAACTAAAAAGACTGCGTGGAAAACATGTCTAAAGGAATTGTTATGGTTTATACGTGGAGATACAAATAACAAAAAATTACAAGATGCCGGTGTTCATATTTGGGATGGCAATGGTTCACGTGAGTTTTTGGATAGTCGCGGGCTTGTCAATAATCGTGTAGGAGATTTAGGACCGATATATGGCCATCAGTGGCGACATTTCAATGCGGACTATCAGGATTGTGACGCGGATTATAGTGGACAAGGTGTCGACCAGTTACAAGAGATTATAGACACATTAAAGAATCCTGAAACAAGGACAAGTCGACGTATGGTAATGACTGCGTGGAATCCATGCAAGTTGAATGAAATGGCACTTCCGCCGTGTCATATAATGTGCCAATTCAACGTAACAGATGGTAATAAATTATCGTGTGCTATGTATCAACGCAGTGCAGACGAATTTTTAGGCCAGCCAATAAATATAGCATCATATAGTTTTCTTACACATTTACTAGCGAAACATTGTGGATTGGAGGCTTATGAATTTGTATATTTTGTTGGGAATTGTCATATATACGAAAATGCCATTGATGCTTGTAAGTTACAAATAACGAGAGATCCATATCCTTTTCCAACTATTTCTATTAAGCAAAGTAGAGAAAATATAAATGATTATCAAGTTGAAGATTTTGAGGTAGTGGGATATAAAAGTCATGAAGCTATTAAGGTTGATATGATTGCATAAAAATATAAAACCGCAATATAGTATATAGTATATAGTATCCCGCATCAAAAATATGGGTGAATTATTTACAGATAAATATTCGATATATCATTTTAGTTCAGGTGTTATTGCCTACTATTGTGGTTTATCATTTACAAAATGGTTTATACTACACGCAATGTTCGAAGTGATTGAAAATTCGCGTATGCAAAAAGAGTTAGATAATATAGACATATGGCCTGGACGTAAACCAAGTCCGGATACTTTTATCAATAGCGTGGGTGACCAATTTTATACGATGATTGGATGGTGTATCGGTTATGCTGTCAATAAATATTATTAAATATTATTAAATATTATTAAATATTATTAAATATTATTAAATATTATTAAATATATTTTATTTTGCATGAAATAAAATAAAATAATTATTGCGTATAAACAGACTTAAAATACTATTACTAAGAAATATATAACAATATTAGACAAAATAGTTTACGTTATAGGATATAGGAATGAGTAATAGTTCATCATTATCTGCAGCGAAGAGGAGAAGGGGCGGTGGACCACCCATTGGACAAATACCTGGAGCACCAGGCGCACAGATGCCACAAGCGCCCCCATCATTGAATGGTGGATTGCCGCCGGGATTGCCGCCCAATTTTAGACAAATGCCGCCACAACTTCAGCAACAGATACTTCGACAGATGCAACAAAGAATGATGCAAGCGCAAGCACAATCACACGCACAACCGCATGCACAACCGCATGCACAACCACAACATCAACCTCCTCCCCCTCCTCTATCGACATCTGTTCCCCGAGGATTAGCAATGAGTTCAAATAATATGAATGAGAAGATGCCGTCGCAAGTTGCAGGTAATGGGCCGTATGTTGTAAATTCGGTTTTACATAATCGGGCAGTATCGGAGATAGATGGTATTCATATTCGTGACTTGCCGATGAGTGGAGCTGGCTTGCCTTGTTTGCCATCTGGTGCAGCACTTCCACCTAATATTTTATTTAAGTTGCACCATGATGAATTATTAAACCAAGATGCGGTTATGAATGAACATTCAAATCGTTTGCAAATGTTGACAAATCGCCTTGATAAGATTGAGCGTGGAGGTGTAGTAGCTTCTAGTGGTAGTGGCGAACCATCCTATGGCGAAACACATGTTGATACAAATAGTTTAGCAACCAACACTGATTTTATTGCAAAAATATTAGACAATATACTTACAAATACGAATTTGTCGGATATTATTAACCAGATCGAACCCCTGCAAAAAGAGAATGAGTCATTTAGAGCACTTATACATTCTCAGCAGACGACATTGAATGAATTATCAACATTGGTTATGAAACTTCTGAATGGAAGTTTACCATATGCTCAACGTGCTGATTTACCTGCAGATAACTTTGGTGGGAAATACGAAGACATTAAAGATGAGTTTTGTAATTATGTGAATAGAAGTCAGGGAGAAACGGGAGAAACGGGAGAAGCGGGAGAAAATACTGAAGAAATATGTAATGCGATCTTACACCATGATATTCACCATGAACAACCCGAGGAAGAAGAAGATCATGTTGAAGATGAAGATGATGCTGAAGATAATCAAGAGGATCAGCACGAACAACACGATGAATGCGAAGAATATAATAATAATACTCCCCAAGTTTAATATATAATAAACATGAATGCATCAAAAATAATTATGTATGTATCAAAAAAGATACACACATAACAATACATATATAGGATAAAATATATTAAACATTCAATGAGTAAGAAATTATAAAAAAATTTATAAAAATATTTTAGTGAATATACAATAGTTTTATAGTAATTATATCAAAGTTTATTCAATCATTGTAAAATAACCCAATAATGAAAGAAATAGTCGCAGTTGTTGTATTTTGTTTTATATTATTTATCTATTTACATATTCATTTTCATTTGAAGAAGGTAGATGATTTAGAGATATATGAGTTATGCCAACCATCCAAAGAGAAACTAGAAGAAATATGTGATTTTCGCCAGCCGGTTGTAACAGATTTTAACAACCAGAGTATTATTGAGAAATGCAATTTAAACTATATTAAGGCGAATTATACAGGCTATGATATAAAAATACGGAATGTAAAAGAACGAGACGACGAGACAGAGTTATATATTCCTTTAGGCATAGTTGAGTCGATTGATTTATTTAAAAAGGATAAAGAGTCAAAATATATGAGTGAAAATAATAATGATTTTTTAGATGAAACAGGATTAGTAAAATTATATCGCAATAACGACATGTATTTACGGCCGTCAATGGTTTCATCGTGCAACTATGATATATTATTTGGTTCGCTACATATTGAAACACCTCTTCGCTATGAGATTAATTATCGCAACTATTTTGTAGTAACTCATGGTAAGGTAATCATAAGACTGCTTGTTCCAAAGTCGAAAAAATACTTGTATGCGACAAATGACTATGATAATTTTGAATTTATATCGCCGGTAAATCCGTGGAATGTTCAAGATGAATATCGTGCAGACTTCAATAAATTGCGCACGATCGATGTTAATCTAGTAACAGGGCAAATGATTCATATACCAGCGTATTGGTGGTATAGTATTAAATTTGTAAAATCAAATACTACGATATGCGTGTTTAAATATAAGACATATATGAATACATTGGCAATAAGTAACCATTTGGTTATGCGACTACTACAATGTCAAAATACAAAACGTGTTATCGCAAAAAAGATGAATCTTTTTGAAAATAAAAAAGGTAACAATGATCAAACTACTGAACATATGAGTATAAATATACCACCTCCTATATTAACCACCCAACTAGAACCACAACCACAACCACAACCACAACCACAACCACAACCACATGATGAACTAAAAATACCGATACATATTGCACCCCTAGTCACATCCACATTCACACCCATACCCACACCTACACCCACACCCATGCCCATGCCCACACCTACATCCACATCATATGAACCGGTTACCTATGGCAGTGAACAAATAAAACAGCATAGTGAAGTCGAAGCAATTATTAACTTATAATTTTACACCGGTTTCTAGTAATAAAATAAAACTTTGTATATCTAGAATAGTATGCGCACGTCTATCGCGCCTACGACTATCACTATCACTATCACTACATGGACTATCATTTTTTACAAGAGTAAAAATAAAAGCATTTCTGTATTGTTTTGGAATATAATTTATATAGTTAATATTGATATATTTATCGTCATCAAAAAAGTCAGATGGAAAGTCCTCGTAATGAGAATAACATTTGCGAAAAATAAGAATACATGCAAAAATAAAAGATATTGACCATATATCATTTTTTTTCTCATTTTTCCCCCAATGGTATTCATTTATATTTGTATTATGATCGATATTTGTAGTGCTTGGATGGCAAAAAGGTTTTGTTCCGCCTGTGCCCTCGGATAATCCATGTAAACCGGATATACCGAAATCAATAAGATAAGGTGTATTGGTTGTCGTCTCAACTAAAATATTATCAGGTTTTATGTCACCATGAACAATCTGTTTTGAATGAATAAACTGAATTGATTTGCAAATTTGAATACATAATTTTATATAAACCTCTATATTTATTTTCTGATTTTTATATATCGATAACCAGGCATGCAATGAAATCGTATTATGTATTCTTGGTTGAAGACTGAAGTTAGTCGTTTTCTTATTTTTTGATGTTATTTTTGCATAATATGGTAACACTATATTATGTTCTTTTATGAGCCCTTTACCTATATTATACATACACGTTATTTCATTTTTTATATTGAATGTTTCAGTATCTATTTTTATAATAAAATTATCCGTTTTAAAAACACCTGCGCGACAACTGAATGAAACCATGTCGTTATCATAAAGTTTTATACTTCGAAGATTATATAGGATAGAAATATTTTTAGTTAATAATGCATCTACGTATTTTTTAAATTCATAGTATAATACAGGTGAAAATATGCTTTGATATACATGATACTCTTCATTACTTATATAAAATTCTGAAATATTTTTTACATATATTTTGTTGTCACATGATCCAAGTGTAGTTATAACTATTTTATCAATGATATCATTTAATAAATAAGAAGAATGAATCATTTCCATATCTACACTTTCAACACTTTCCGCACTTTCCGCACTTTCCGCACTTTCCGCACTTTCCGCACTTTCCGCACTTTCCGCACTTTCAACACTTTCCGCACTTTCCATTTTAATATTTTTATTACCCTCAATACTTATGATACTATGGTTATGAGTGTTTTTATGTATATTTATATTTAATTCTATACTATCTGCATTATTTTTATTTTGTTTAATCTTAAAAAAAGAAAATATTTTATTTTTTAAAGATGTAATACTTTTTTTTATTTTATTGCGCGATGTATAGTCATCGGTATTTGACATGACATAAAGAGTAACTGGATGCTTATAATATAATATAAAAATATTTCTATATAGTATTTTTATACTTTATTTGGAACCAAATGTGTTCTCTTCGCAAAATTCGATATATAAAAACCCATCGTCATCGCTATATTCATCGTATAATGTGCATAAGGGCGATGTCATAGGAAATAATCTATTATTTATAAAAAAGAATAAAGCAGTGCTTTCATTTATTTTCATTTTATCCCGTAGTATTTTAACAAATTGTCCCATACAAAGTTCATTAGGAACTAAATATTTGACTTTATATTTTTTCTCAATAAAGGAAGAAAAACTCGCAGAACTTGATGACATTTCAACAATAACAGGAATACGATTGGGATAAAGTTCTTTTAGTTTTTGAGACTTTAGTTTGCGTTCATCAAGTGATGTATTTTTTTTATATAACGACGGCATATGATATACTATGATATACTATGATATACTATGATATACTATGATATACTATGATATACTACAATATACTATGATATACTATATATTTATATATACTTTTACATAAATTATATAATTTATGTAAAACATCTATGTTATACTTATTTTCATGGATACCACCTTATATTTTTTCGATAGTATATTTTGGGTTTACAGGCTCGTCTAAATATATAAAAAATATATTACCATCCATATCACTTATAAATACTTCATCATTTGAACCATGTCGTCTTGGTATTGTTTTCTGAGAGAAAATAATATTTGTAAAAGATTATACTTCGTTTCTCCTTTGATAAAACGAATTTTATACTCGATTACTTTGATGTAGTTATTTAACTTTATCATACTTTCGATAAGATTTGATGTTTTTTTAAGCCTCAATTCTTTCTCTTCTTTTGTTTCTCCATTATCTTCTTTCTCTCCTTTCTCTCCTTTCTCTCCTTCATCAAACCTGTCATTCCATTCATCGTTGTTGTTGTCAGGTTCAGATCCAAAGTCAAAGTCATACCTATGCTCCCCATGCTCCCGATGCTCATTCATCCTTTCAAGCAATTTTTTGTAATAGTCAACTATATTATTATAATGGTTATGAAGACGCCTGTGTGTTACTTTAACTATTTTGTATAAATCATTCTCTTCCCCTTTTGATAAATCCAAGTGATGTAAAATATTATAAATATGTTTATCGATTAGATTTTTTGAATTTTCAGCATAAGTGATAATAATTTTAATATTATTTTTAATGTTGTAAATATTACGTATTTCTGAAGCCCTATTCGTTGTCGCTGGCATGTGGTGTGTCGTATGTGATACACTTGCACTTGCACGTGGTGCAGCCGTTGTCGCTGGCATGTGGTGTGTCGTATGTGATACACTTGCACTTGCACGTGGTGCAGCCGTTGTCGCTGGCATGTGGTGTGTCGTATGTGATACACTTGCACTTACACGTGGTGCAGCCGTTGTCGCTGGCATGTGGTGTGTCGTATGTGATACACTTGCACTTGCACGTGGTGCAGCCGTTGTCGCTGGCATGTGGTGCGTCGTATGTGATACACTTGCACTTACACGTGGTGCAGCCGTTGTCGCAAGCACATGTTTATCCTTTTTTCTGCAAAAAACGTTTGTCTTTGCATTGTTTTGTGTCCATAACCATTCAGCATTAAGGTGTATACTGAAACGCTCGTGATCAAAAATTTGATAACTATTATTTTGGTAGTTCATTCCATAAGACTTTGCCATTTCCCATAAACTATCGTCGTAGTCATACATATACCAATTGACGGGAACTGCCGGCAAGGGAAATTCCATACACTTCCATTCCTGATATTTTGTATAGTCTGCGCCATTATTCATATCCATAACAAAACCATTCATAAAACCAGAAAATTGTCCACCTGTTCCACGAAACCCAATTATTTTCGGAGTTTCGGTATTTATAACAGGAATAAAAATCTTTGTAGCATTCCATTCACTTTCAAGATTACCTTCTACTACACCCACTGGTTCAACTATTTTACCATCAATGTATAGTTGATAGTCTTCGCACTCACATGCAACATGGATTGGGTATTTGATAGTATTCGTATTCGTATTCGTATTCTGCTTGTTTGTAAATTCAATTGGCAGCGACATTGCAACATTTGTGTTATAATTTTGCAACGGATTGAACAACATAAATAACCCAATATATAATAAGGTTTGTATCTTCATCGTTATATTTCTTACGATATTTCACGTTATTTATATATACTTAATAGTATATTTTATTTGTTTCTAAATCAATTATAAAATTGATAATAAGTATGTATAAATATGTATAAATATGTGTAAATATGTATATATAGATAAATGGAACAAGTCGAAGAAGAAGAAGAAGAAGCAATATCAAAATACCATCATCGCAATCTTATCAATTCCAAGTATGTATTTGAAAGAAAAATAGGGAAAGGCTCATTCGGGTGTATATACCAAGGACTGAATATTATCACACAAGAAAAAGTTGCCATAAAATATGAAGCAACGACGTGTGCGCAACCTACGCTTTTATGGGAATCAAAAATTTTGAACCATTTGTCGGGAATACCCGGTGTCGTGAAACTGCGATATTTCGGAACAGAGGCAAATAAAAATATAATAGTCATGGACTTATTTTCGCATACACTTGCAGAAGAAGCTACAAAATTAAAAAAAGAACTGAAAATCGGTATAAAAAATGACGATGAAAGCGAAAATAGTTCCGGTTGTGAAATGGAAAAGAAATACATCGATGATGAAACTAGTCATGAATCAGACACGACTGAAACTGAAAATCGACATTATACGAATTATGCGAATTATACGAATAATATTTTAAAATATATGATAACGATGGTTGAAATCATAGAAAAGATACATGATAGAAGCGTTATACATCGCGATATTAAACCGGAGAATTTTATGATATCGCAAACACAAACACAAACACAAACACAAACACAAACACAAACACAAACACAAGACTACGACGTGACGAAAAAAATACATATCATTGATTTTGGTTTGTCACGCATCTATATGAAAGATGGTGCACATATTCCAAACAAACCGAATTCATCGATAGTTGGAACCATGCGCTATATAAGCACGCACATCCATGAAGGAAATGTATATTCCAGACGCGATGATATTATATCGATACTATACGTTATAATATATCTATTGAAAGGAAAACTTCCGTGGTGTGGCTTAAAAGTAAAGCCAGAAGATAAAAGAACAAAAGCAGAAATTGTTTACGATATGAAAAAGATCACCCCTATCCCGCAGTTATGCGGTGGATTACCTGCTATATTCGAAAGAATGCTGACATATGCATATAAAATAGGGTTTGACGAGAAACCGGATTATATTTATTTGAAACGACTTTGTAAAAAAGAGTTAGGGGGCGTTACTATATAGTTTTCAAAAATATTATATTCGTAAAAAATATACTTAAAGCCATTTACTATAATAAAGTATACTATCGTATATTATCGTAGTCTTTCTTTGTTATGAGTTCTTCGGATACATCAGCTTCTGTTCGTCTTACTGGGCGCGTAAAGTGGTTCAATAATAAAACCGGTTTTGGTTTTATCACCATCGTGGGTGGTAATGATGAGTTTAAAGATGCAAGTGAGATTTTTGCACATCATTCTGCGATTAAGGTAAGTCAGGAGCAATACCGCTATTTGGTAGAGGGTGAGTATGTGGAGTTTTCTGTTTCAAATACTGCTGCAGGAGACCATAAGTTTCAGGCAGCGGATATTCGTGGTGTAAAGGGTGGAAAGTTATTTTGCGAGACGCGTTATGAGCAACGTGCTGCGAATGCCGGTTCTGGTTCTGGTGCAGGGCATGCACAATCCCATGGAAGTGGCGAAAGAAGTGCAAGAGATGGAGAGAGGCCTGTGCGTGGAAGACAAACAACACGCGGTGGTTCACGTGGCGGACGTGGTGAGTGGATGTTGGTGCGTAAGGATTCCTCAGAGTATAGGGGTGGTAGCACTAGAGGCGGAGGCGGAAGAGGAAGAGGTGGACGCGTCTATTCAACACGTCCTAGCGATGAGTCATACATGTCGGAGTCATACGTTGAGCATTCACAACCCCAAGCTAATGCTGTGTCAGAGTCAGCCCCTGTAGTTGCATCAACGTCCTCAAACGCCTCTGCGACTACCACGCAGTCAAGCGACGTCCCTGCTACCCCTAGGGTAGCTTCTACGCGCAAACCCAGACAAAGCAAACCTTCAAGCTAAAGCTAATTCAGCTCCAGCTACAAATATTTATAGTTAATTTGTTATAATAACATACATAACAAATTACCTTACATCGTTTACATCGTTTACATCGTTTATATCTTTACATACATTCAAATTAAATCTTCATTTTTTTACGTCTTGTTTGAAGTTTCCGAAGTAATTTTATTTTATTTGTTATCATGAGTGTTTTTTTTCTCTTTGTAAGAGCATATTTTTTTCCCTGTATATTTATTAATCGTGGTTTTTTCTTGCAATCAAATAATCCTCTTTCCAGTCCTTTTTTTTCAAAAATGGAGTTTGAACAAATTGCGATTGCTTTCGATTCACTTTCAGAACGTGATTCGCTATCATTATTACTAGCGTTATCATCTGACCCCACATCATCTTTTCTAACTTTTTTAATACATTTGCATAATTTTTGGGCCAGTATATTTTCAGCTTTATGTTTTATAGTTTTAGATGAATCTTTCGGAGAAATAGGTATATCATAATAATTTAATATTTTTATATAGTCATGAAGTTTTAAAAGTCCCATGTAACTAATGTTTATATAATGATAATAATAATAATGATATTAATAATGATAGTAACGATAATATTAATATACTAAGCTATATTAAAATAAGATAAAAATATATTTTATTATAATATTTATATATTTATTATATGCCTAAATTTTTAAATAAAATTTTAAATATAAAAAACGACCATGATTCTGAATCAAGAACAAATGTAAAATCAAAACATAAAAAGGTTGTTGTATTTGATTTAGATGAAACATTAGGTAGTTTTGGACAACTTGGTTCATTTTGTATGTTATTAGACGACTACTATAACGACGAGAATAAGGCATATAGTATGTTTAATGAATTGATGGATTTATATCCGGAATACCCGCGCCCTTATATTTTAAACGTATTGAAATACCTTTTACAGAAAAAGAAAGATGAAAAATGCAAAGCGGTAATGATTTATACGAATAATCAAGGTGAACGTGCATGGGTTGAACATATCAAAGCATATTTTGAGACAAAACTGAAATCTAAAATATTCGAACAAATCATATCCGCGTTTAAAGTAGATGGTAAAATAGTTGAAGTTAACAGGACAACACAAGATAAAACGATTGATGATTTTTTTCGATGCACTAAATTGCCAAAAGAGATAGAAATATGTTTTGTAGACGATTTATTTCATCCCAAAATGGAAGACGACAACGTCTATTATATCCATGTAAAAGGATACAAGCATTATTTGCCATCTTCCGTTATTATACAACGTTTTCTAAAATCAAATTTAGCAAAAGATATGAAAAATAACAATGAAGAAAAAAAAAAGTTTACTGACTTCATGATGAGTCGTTTGAATTATAATATTGCAGAAAAAGACCCTGAAGAACAAGAAATGGATGTAATTATAAGTAAAAAAATGCTTGAACATATGAAAACTTTTTTTAAAGAAGATAAGGGTAACACTCTTCGTGATGATGATAGTATTGATACACATCCACCTACACCTACTAAAAAAAATATAAATATAAAGTCAAAATCATTTAAAAAAAAACAATCGCGTAAGAATCAAACGATGAAAAAAAAATAATGTAATAAATATATTTATTCAACTTTAAGATTACTCTGTTGAAGTAGTTGTTCCTGTAACCATCACCGCGCTCATCATCGCCGTCCGCATTTCAAGGTATCGAACGTGTTTCTTCGTTTTCTTGTGCGTGTTCATGTTAAATAACTGAACCACACATCCACATTCGCACGTGATTTTGGTTCTGGCTTTTTCGAGAATTTCTTCTCTTCGTTTGACGTAGTAACTTTTGTTGTAGTCCTTGATTGCATCGCCCTTCTGACGATTGTAATGTTTCTGGTATTCCAATTTTTCGTCGCGGTGTCTGTAGTAATATTCCGTAGACTTGTTGCGCGAAGGTTCTTGTGGTTGTGGTTGTGGTTGTGGTTGTGGTTGTGACTGACTTTCATTGTTTTGCATAGTGTCTATCTCTGTATCCACATGAGTATTCGATTTTGATATATTAATTTTTCCAAGTTTTGTAAGTAATTTTTTACGTATTTGATTTTGTGGCAACTCTTTTTTGCATTTGTCATCGTCATCATAGCTGTTGATGTTGTTGTTGTCGTTGTCGTTGTCGCAGCGACAGATATACAAAGGTGAAAGAGTTGATGCAGACATTGTCACTACTACTAGATTATGGTTTAGTTTCGGTATATACCATTTGAATGATAATTTTCGTTTCAATTTTTTGATACGAAAATTATAAAAATATATAGAGAGATATATAGAGAATATATAGAGAATATATAGTAAAATGTCACTCAAATTATTTACAACGCATAACTATGATGAAAACGTGTATGCGCCTTTAGGATTTGTAAGAGGAACTATGGTTCATTCAATATCCATTTTACGTGACTTTGTTGGAAATGTAACAGGTATATTTGGTGGTGTAAATACTGCAATCAACAAAAAAATCGACGATACTCATGATGAAGCAATCCAAGAGTTGATTAAATACACAACAACCAAGTATCCATCGGCAACTGCTATAGCAGGAATAAATATTTCACTTACAGAACTGCGTGAATTTATTATATGCGTAGCATGTGGAACTGCGCTTGCACCGAAGACGTCGTCATCATCAAATACCTCTCCTACTACTATTCTTCTTCCTGTCCCTAAAGGTGGTTTTATTAAATATTCCAAAAACAAAACAAAAAAGAATACGAAAAGACATAGTAGATAGTAGATAGTTTTGTTATTTACCCCACTTTACCAAATAATGCATCCATACCTCCAGCACAACCACATCCTCCACCTTTCGTGTGGCGACGGCTATGACGACGCGTATGACGTTTTGAGTGTCGCTTTGATTTTGGTTTGCGACGATAAGTTCGACGTTTTTTTAATCCACCACCTGACTGCTTCATTTGCTTCACCGGCTTCATTTGCTTCACCGGCTTCATTTGCTTCACCGGCTTCATTTGCTTCACCTGCTTCCCATCTTTACTATTTTTACCAATTTTACCATTTTTTTTATTTTTAATCCATTCAATAAATTCTTGTTTTTCTCTTGATTTCTCATATTTTTCATGACTTGTATTACCATTTTTAATTCCTTCCGATGTAATATATAAAATGGTAGGATACCCGCTTACATTTGTCGTAATTCCGTGTTTTTGAAACATGTCTGTACTACCGCTTTCAATCGCACCCAGAACAAAATCGTCGCTCCCGCTACCAATACCATTATTTCTACATTCATCTACTGCCGCATTCCAATCCTCTTTCATATCGACGCAGTGTCCGCAACCATTCATAAAAAATAATACAACACCATGATTATTTTTTAGCTTTTTAATGTCAGCTTCCGTCAACATAACCATGTTACTTTTATTGTTATTGTTATTGTTATTGTTATCGATATAGTTCATACGATTCCTATTTAAAAATTCAAACATTTTATATATTTTTCCTTATATATATTTTTCCTTATATATATTTTTCCTTGTATATATTTTCCTTATATATTATTATTTTTCATATTTAGAAATTTTTAAAGCAGTAATTTATCATATAATTATATATAATATAGCATAATTATATATAATTATATAACACAATACGAAATGTACTACAAATATATTATGATAGCGGTATTATTTTCAATGGGTGCATATTTTGTTTTGAATTATTCATCCGCCGATTTCAAAGAGGCACTTACCATGTCTAAAAATACAACTAGTAACGCAAGTAGTAATAAAAATTGTCCAAATGTCCTTGTTCAAAAAGGCTCTAAAATTTATTTATATAATTCAAGTAAGCATATGGTGCCTGGCGTAAACCCAGTCACTTTTAATAATTTAGAGGAATATGTTCAATTTACAGAGTGGCAACGTTCTGTTGGATTTTTATGCCCGGTATTATATTTACAACATACGGAAAATGCGCAAGGTGAGATCGTTTATAAAATACGTCCCAGTCCAACGGATTTACAAGGAGGTTTGCCGCCGGTAACAAATCCAAACGGAATGCCACCCCCTAGAAAACATATTACTAAACTGCTTGATGCATCGCGCGATGATGCACCTTTCAATGTAAACTCGTATCCAGGCTATGATGCGTCAAATATGGACCAAGGAGAGTTTACTCCCGATATGATGCTCGACTATATTCAGCAGTCAACGGGTTTAAGTCCCAATCCGATGGACACAAATTGGGGTGGCTCTGATTTCACGCAATCACTTATTGATGCAGGATACTATGCCGATAATAATGTAGCTCCTGGGACTAAATAGCTAACCAAATATTTGGTTTGTCATTGAGGATTAGCAGAATTTGTGATAAGAAATTTCTTAATATTTTCTACGGATGTTTTATTTATTTTTCGGAATGTAGTCTTTGGGCTTGCGCCACTAGTTTCTGTTTTAATCATGAACGTATTTAACATGTCAGGCTTCTTTTCAAGTTGATATAAGAGATTTTGTATTGTCTTATATTCACGCATAAGTTGTGTCGCTACTTTAGAGCTTATTCCAGGAACACATGTCAACATAATAATATTAATATTATCAGGTGTAATATACTCATTCTTTTCTTTATGCGACTTTAAAGCCGCGCAGTATTTTTCATTCTCGTCGCTGTCATTATCATCATCTTCGCTTTTTGATTTTCCTTTTAGTGAAGAAGGTGATGCAGCAGGTGATACCTCGTGCTTCACTCCTCTACTTTCAGCTGCATAATAAGGCAAACGCAGTTTACTACCAACAGATATAGACGTCTTGTAATATTTATCCGCAAAAAATACAACTATGTCCGCAGTTTCACATATCGAATTTGTTCTAAATACAGAAAAACCCTTATAATACAAAAGAGAAAACATACAACTAATCAGTGTTTTTTTTGATACACGTCCTTTCTTCTCAATATACCTCTCAATATCCCCTTCAATAATATATACGATATTGTGGTTATGAATATTTTCCTTATCTAGGCGAAATGACTGCTCATTATATCTACCATCGCGAATACTTGCGGCTAAATCGTATAGCGTTTTTCTTTCAAAAATAATAACAACCTCTCCTTTGTCATCTTCTAAAATAATATCACCAACAGCCAGTTGTTCTTTTTTGATAGAGTGTTTGCTACTAACATGAGTAGTATGTGTCACTTTCACTTCAAGTGGTGGAACATCCGTTTGCATTTCAACTTCGCTAAAGATATGCATTGGCACAAGACAACCACTACTGGAGGATGGTTTTACATGAGTAGACTTCATTTCTTTTATTTTTTTATTTTTTAAAACAGGTTTATTGTTATTAGAAACACCCTCTTCTTCATCGATTCCCTCATCAACACCATCATGAATATCTTCAATAGTTGTATCAGAATTTATAAATATTTCAAAACGTTTCTCTATCAATGGTATAAGCGTCGTTTCACGATTGTCAATCTTGATTATCATGGTTCTACTATGCTATGCTACGCGTATTTCTTGTTACTATAATAGTTATTTATACATTTCTAAATCGTTTTAATATATATAGTTTTAGTAGTTATCCAAACTACTTAAATATTTTTCATTATAATTATGTATTAGCAAATTATGATGAAAATGGTGCACCCCCCACCCAACCTTACAACTTTACATCTTGGGTCCAGCGTGGCGAGGAGCATTGTAATATTGTCTAAATGAGAATAGAAAATCTTTATTCACAGCGGGAACTGCGATTTGAGACCTTTGTCCAAAAGGAATCATAAACCCGGTTGCCGATGGTTGAGCACCACCTTTCTTCATACCGCCACCATTTTGGGTATTTGCGTATAGTCCGTCAGCTGAACCAGGTCCGCTAAATAATACGCGACGAGCCACTGCCGACCGACCATTTCTACTTCTTTGTCCGTTTCTTTGGGGCATTTTGATATACTTTATTTATTTGATTTATTATATATTCTGGTAATATTATTTTATTTTTTTGGTTGTTGGATTGTTTTGATGTATTTTGTGTTTTGGTATATTTTGTAATATAGTTTTTGCTATATTATAAAATTAAAACCTATATTTACCATACCATACCATACCATACCATACCATACTATTACAATATTAATATGTAGGACCCTTCTGGCATCCACCACCAAACAAGATGCCAATACCAGGAGACCAGTGAGAACGACCGATACCACCAGCACTCTTGTTGCATGCAATGAGGCCACGCTGTTTCATGTAGTTAAAACCATCAACACAGCCGATAGGAATACACTTGTACTGACAATAGTTCGTATTTGCGCGATACGTATTCAACAGGTTGGGGTTCAAACCTACAGTAGGCGCCAGACCAGCCATACTTCCAAAGATGCACCCTCTATTAGTAAGAGAACTTATTGCTGAAACCCTTTTAGGACCACTTAAAACCATTTTATTATATTATATATATGCTAAATATAAAAAATATGTGAAAATACTATACTATATTTTATTTTTCGTATTTATAAAGAAAGTAAATTGAAATCATTTAAAGATAAAATATAATTATCAGATATACACGCAATACCGAAATTTACATTCTTCTATCTAAACTCCATATGGCAACTCAAGAAACACGTTCCCCTCCTGGACCTGGGCATAGCATTGGCAAAAACATTCTAAATGATGCCGATATAGTTGTCGCAGAAGATGGACACGGATACATATTTAATCCTTATAACCCAGACAATAGAGAGATTACATTGAATGATGTTCAATCTATTCTTTCGACTTATGGTGTCCCATCTAAACTTTATAACTTTGAATTGTATCGTCGTGCATTTATTCATGCATCATATACAAAACGCCCGCAGCTAGAAAATGCACGTGAAAATATAAAAATAACACCTCAACCACCCAATTGTATGGCCTTGCGCACAAAATCGAATGAACGACTCGAATTTCTGGGTGACGGGGTTTTAGAGTGTGTGACAAAATACTACTTATACCGCAGGTTTCCTAAAGAAAATGAAGGCTTCATGACCGAAAAAAAAATTGCCATCGTCAAAAATGAATCGATTGGTAGACTTGCTCTTGAAATGGGACTGCATAAATGGTTTATTATTTCGAAACATGCAGAAGAAAAGAAGACGCGAACTAATCTTAAAAAACTGGGGTGCTTGTTTGAAGCATTTATTGGTGCACTCTTTCTCGATTTCAACAAAATATCGGTGCACGACGACGATAAATGGTTCGAGAACGTATTTGTCACGGGACCAGGGTTTCAAATGGCGCAACGATTCATCGAAGCCGTATTTGAACGCCATATTGACTGGATTGCTCTTATCAAAAATGACGACAACTACAAGAATATTTTGCAAGTGAAAATACAGAAAGAATTCAAAACTACACCTGATTATTTAGAAATACAACACGATATCGAAACGGGGTATACGATGGGTGTTTTCTTATGTTTAGGTAAAGAAATATATCACGTTGACTATAGGAATGCAGTCAATTATAGCGAACTGAAATCATTTGTTAAAATACGCGAAATATATGAAGAACACGGGCATATTTTAGTGCACTTTGCATCCGGAACACATAAAATTAAAAAAAAAGCGGAACAAATGGCTTGTGAATTGGCGATTCAATGCATGTGATATATCATGGTTTATCAAAGCAGTCCAATGTATTAATATTTTTCATTCGTAAATAAAATAGATTAATAAATATATTTATTGATATATCAATAATATATCAATAAATATATCTACTGATAGTATAGTATTATAGTATTATAGTATAGTATATTATATATTAAAATGGATATACCAGAACTTGAATCAAAAATAGCAAATTTAAAATCAAAATTATTAGAGTCAAATCGTTTATTGTCGGAGTCGTCACAAGGATCTCCTTCAAAATCTGATTTGGAAGAAAATTTACAACTTAAAAGAAGTATCACAGAGTTAGAACAAAGAAAATCATCAATAAAAGAGTCGATTGCTATTAGTGCAACTGCTGGCGCAGTTGGTCCACCTAAATCACCGATACAACACGTTGCATCACTTCTTTCATCAGGATTTGATAGTATAAGAACATCGCTTCCGGATATAAATATCGGAACAGGTTTCGGAACAGGTTTCGGAAGTTCTTCTTATTCTTTTTCTTCTCCACCGCCCCCACCTGCACCCGCACCTGCACATGCACCTGTGCCGGTTCGCATAGAACAACAAAGTGAAGATATTTTTTCCGAGCAACCGCTTAATGCACCTCCGATAGTGGAACAAATACCTATACCTATTGTCGAAGGCGCTCCAAACATCGGGCCACATATTCTTCCTAGTGACAAACCAGGCACCGACTATGCCGCAATGAGAATGATTAATGCACTTCAGACAAATTTTGCACCGAAATCTGTAATTGAAAAAATGCAAAACCCGACCGCTATTGCCAACGCCGCTACCAAACCATCCGCGCCACATAAAGTTCGTGTCGTATTTAAGGGAAGAGTTGCAAAATCTGGCAGTGGCAGTGGCATTGTCAGCGAAGAAGGCGAGGCAAGTGCAGCTACATCCTCATCCGCTCCAGCAGTTATTGTCGAAGACCAGCGAAAACAAAAACTAGTAAGCCGCGATGATATTATTAAAAAACTTCAATGTGCACTTCCGATTTGTGCTGCTGATCCTATTGAAGCACCGAAGGAATCAAAAACTAAATCAAAACTTGCCCTTACTCTTGCCCCTTTGTCGCTTGGTGCATTGTCAACCCCGCAACAACCGATGGCACTTATTCGCTCTGTTATTATTATTAAAAAAATACCCAAACATATTTATTTAGAAGAAGACACGTCGCTTTTGCTCGAATCTGGTGAATCAGGGGCCGCCGCCGCTACACCCGCGCGCATCACCGCCAACAGAAAGGGGCGCGTATTTGAAAAACCAGAATTCGGTATTATGACGCATGAGATGCAAGACCTAAGAATAGGCGATCAAATAGTGCGCGAAAGATTGCCGCGTATTCCACCCCTAGGTATTCGTGCATCTGCATACTATATGAACAACCGCGAAAAATTCGTTAACTTTATTAACCAGCTTTTTATGACATATCATACAGAAGTTGCCGACCAAAAAGAAACGATTTCATGCGACCCTGAGAAAAATAAGGATTTCACGCTTTTGACGCATCAAAAAATAGTCCGCGATTATCTAAACATTTACACTCCTTATCGTGGTTTGTTGCTCTATCATGGTCTCGGAAGTGGTAAAACATGTTCATCAATTGCGATTGCCGAAGGCTTGAAAACGCATAAGAAAGTTATCGTTATGACACCCGCATCCTTGCAAAGAAACTATGTAGAAGAGTTGAAAAAATGCGGTGATGATATTTACAAAAAAAATCAATACTGGGAATTTATTCGTATTCAAAGCAAAGATGACCCGATGGTTGAAACATTATCTGCTATTTTATCCCTACCAAAACAATTTATTATTGACCTGAATGGCGCATGGCTTGTAAATATTAAGAAATCAACCAACTATACGTCATTGAACGCCGGTGATCGTGAAAGCCTTGATAAACAACTCAATAAAATGATTAATGCAAAATACCAATTTATCAACTACAATGGTATGCGCATGAGTCATCTGAATACACTTACGTCCAATTTTACGGAAAATCCGTTTAATGACCAGGTTGTTATTATCGACGAAGCACACAATTTCATAAGCCGAATCGTGAATAAGTTACGGCGCCCTACTTCGCTTTCAATGCGGCTATATGAGTTACTACTGACTGCGCAAAATGTGAAAATCATCCTTTTGAGTGGAACACCCGTAATCAACTACCCGAATGAAGTCGCGATCATTTTTAACATACTGCGCGGATATATTAAGGTTTGGAAAATCCCTCTACAAGTCGGTATGGGAAGCGGATCGCAGTCAAAAATCGACAAAAAAACGCTGGACCAATTGTTTGCGAATCTTGAAATACTGGACTACATGGACTACAACGACACATCGCACGTGCTGACAATTACACGCAACCCTTTCGGATTTGTAAATGTGAATGAGCGTGGTGAATATAAGGGCGTTGCCCAACATGATGGTGCTGCGCCTGGACCTGCTTCTGCAGTATCTGTATCCGGCGATATGCCGCAGTTAAGTGACACAGAATTTGAACGCATGGTGCTGACAACATTAAAAAGTAGGGGTATAAATGTCATTCCTGGAAGTATTACGATTGAAACGTATAAAGCATTGCCAGATAGTCTTGACTCATTTCGCTCCTATTTTATCGATGCGCAGTCCGGAAACGTCAAAAATATTCGAATGTTTCAACGTCGTATTCTTGGGTTGGCGTCGTATTTTCGCAGCGCACAAGAACAACTTATGCCGGCGTATGATAAGGCGACTCATTTTCGCGTCATTGAAATACCAATGAGCACACACCAGTTTGCTGCATACGAAGAAGCACGCAAAGCAGAGCGCAATTTGGAGAAAAATGCGCGAACCAAGAAACGCCTAGGTGCTGGCGCGGCCG